ACAGTCCTATAATGCCAGGTGAGTTTAGAGATGTAGACGTACCAGGTGGTGCTATCAGAGACAATATTACATTCTTACCTTATAAAGAACCTTCACCTACATTATTTTCTTTATTACAAAACATAGTAGAAGAAGGCAAGAAGTTTGCAAGCATAGCTGAAATGAAAACATCTGACATGAATAGTCAGGCACCTGTTGGAACAACTTTAGCATTACTAGAAAGAAACATGAAAGTAATGAGTGCTGTTCAAGCAAGACTTCATGCTGCAATGAAAAGAGAATTTGAAATACTTGTTAATGTAATTAAGGACTTTACAGAACCTAATTATCCTTACGAAGTAGAAGAAGGTCAGCAGATTAAAGTACAAGACTTTGACAATAGAGTAGATGTACTTCCAGTATCTGACCCAAATGCAGCAACAATGGCTCAAAGAATCATGCAATATCAAGCTGCAATGCAATTAGCACAACAAGCACCACAGTTATATGACTTAGCACAGCTACATAGACAAATGCTTGAAGTATTAGGCATTAAAGATGTAGATACTATTGTACCTCCACAAGAAGATGTGCCAGCAGTTGACCCAGTTACAGCAGTACAAAATATTATTACTGGTAAGCCAGTACAAGCATATGAGTTCCAAGACCATGAAGCTCATATACAAACACTTGCTTCTGCACAGCAAGACCCAAATATACAAGCAAAAGTACAACAGAGTCCAAATGCTCAAGTTATACAAAGTGCTGGTTCAGATTATATTATGCAACATCTTGCATTACAGTTTAGAGACCAAGTTGAAAGAGAAATGGGTATAGAGTTACCTCCAGTAGGAGAACCTCTACCAGCAGATGTAGAGAAGCGTATATCTACATTAGTTGCTGAAGCAGCTAAACGAGTAGCTTCTACAAATGCTGCACAAGCAGAGCAAGCTAGAATACAAGAACAAGCACAAGACCCAATTATTTTAGCTAAACAAAAAGAGTTAGAGATTAAAGAAAAACAAGTAGCTAATAAACAACAGATAGATGAATCTAAAATAATGATTGATGCTGCTAGATTAAAAACTAATAAAGAATTAGAAGAAGCTAGAATTAAAGCACAACAAGAAGCTACTGGTTTAAATGTAGGACAGCGTATTGCTAGCGATTTGCTAAGTAAAGAAGCAGATAAAGAAAAACAATCTACACAAGATTACAAATTAGGACTTGACATTGCTAAAGATTTAGTCAAAGATATCAATCTGAATGAGTAATGATATCAATGAGCAATCACTTTCTAGATTTTTAACTAAAAAGTTAAGAGCTATAATGAATGAATGTTCTGACCATATCTCAACAGGAAGTTGTAAAGACTTTGCTGAATATAAAAAAATGACAGGAATAATCGAGGGTTTAGCCCTTGCAGAGCGTGAAGTTCTTGATTGGAAAGAACAACACCTTAAAGAATAGGAACTCGACACCTAAAAGTCGTGCAAAATATATGACTGAAAAAAAAGTAAATATACCAAAACCAGATAGTGTTAAAAAGCCAGAGGTTAGTGACGAAGTTAAAAGTCAATTACCTCAACCTAAAGGCTGGAAAATACTAGTTGCAATGCCACAAGCTCAAGAAAAGACAGATGGCGGAATCATTAAAGCTACACAAACAGTTGTCGATGAAGAAACTTCAAATATATGTGGTTTCGTTCTAAAACTAGGAACTGAAGCTTATGGTGATGAAAAAAGGTTTCCAACAGGACCTTGGTGCAAAGAAGGTGACTGGGTAATATTTAGAGCTTATTCAGGCACTCGCATGAAAATGTATGGTAAAGAGTTTCGTTTAATTAACGATGATACTGTAGAAGCAGTAGTCGATGACCCAACAGGAGTAGTAAGAGCATGAGTGAGAGCATTGAACAAGTAATTGATACAAACGCACAACCAGTTTCAGAACAATCTTCAGAAGATAAATTCTTTGGTGTAGCAAGTGAAATAAATACATCACCAGTAAGTGAAGTAGAAGTTGAAGTCATTGATGAAAGACCTCCTGAAGATATAAGACCAGAAAAAGTAGAAACAAATGAAGCACCTGTTGATGATGAAACAGTTGATAAAGAAATTGCAGACTACAGTAAAAGAGCTGGCGACAGAATAAGCAAAATTAAATATGAATACCATGAAGAGCGTAGAGCTAAAGAACAGGCTCTGAGAGAGTCTCAGGAAGCTACAAAGGTATTAAAGAATTTAATGTCAGAGAATGAAAGATTACAAAGTGTAGTTACTCAAGGTGGAGATGTTTTAAACCAACAAGCACTTAATAATGCACAATGGGCAAAATATAACGCACAACAAAAATTTAAAAAAGCATATGAAGAAGGTGATGCTGATGTAATGGCTGGTGCTCAAGCAGAATTAGCACAAGCAACTTTAGCTGAACAACAAGCTGGCACTTATGCACAACAGATGCAACAACAAATAGCATCACAATATGTAGAGCCAGTACAAGAACAGCCTCAGATTCAAAAACAATCTGACCCAGACATGGATAATTGGTCAAACAAAAATCCTTGGTTTATGAGTACAGTACCAGAACACCAAGAAATGACCTCTTATGCTTTAACTATTGATAAGAGACTTCGTAATCAAGGTATATTACCTGAAAAAGATTCTCAACAATATTATGCAGAAGTAGATAAGTATATGCATAATGAATATCCAAATTTTTTCGGTGTCCAAAATGTAGCTTCTAGTCAAACAGAAGTAGTTGAAGATACCCCAAAACGACAGGTAATGAATCCTGTTGCACCCGCCACGAGGAATAGCGGTAAACCACCTCGCAAAATCCATCTGACTCAGAGTCAAGTCGCCCTCGCAAAGCGTCTTAATATAACTCCAGAGCAGTATGCAAACCAACTATTAAAGGAGTCTTAATATGTCTGATAAAGATAATAAAGAACTTAATACTGCTAGCGAAGAGCAAGCACAAGAGCGTACCCCTAGGGAAATAGAAAGCCGAGAGGCTAGCCAGCGTATACAAAGCTGGGAAAACCCATCAAACTTACCCAATCCGACACCTCAAAAAGGATGGATATTTAGGTATATTAGAACAAGCCTTTTAGGTCAATCTGATAATCCTAATGTTTCTAGAAAATTTAGAGAAGGATGGCAACCCTGTAGATTAGAGGACCATCCAGAACTACAAATTCATATGATGGACCATAATTCAGAGTGGTCAGTTAAAGGTAATGTTGAAATTGGTGGGCAACTGTTATGTAAGATGCCAGAAGAAAAAGCGAAAGCTAGAGATGAATACTTTAATAATTTAGCAGAGTCTCAACTGGAATCGGTAGATAACACATATTTTAAAGACCAAGATTCTAGAATGGCTACCAAACAAGTTTTTGAAAGAAAATCACGAACAACATTTGGTAAAGATTCATAGTTTCTTATTTTATAATTATTTTATAAGGAGACAATTATGTCATCAAGTGCAACTCCCATGGGAGCAAGACCTTGCGGAACTGTTGTTGGAAGCCCTTATCAAGGTAAAGTTACACATTACAAAATTAAAAATGCATATGGTACATCCATATTCTTTGGTGATTTCGTAAAGTGGGGTGACGATAACCCTAATACCACTATCCAAAAAGATACTGGTACTGCAACTTTAACACCTATTGGTGTTTTCCTTGGATGTGCTTACACTGACCCTTCTACAGGGCAATTCACACCAAATCAATATTTCCCAGCATCAACTGCTGCGGATGATATTGTTGCGTATGTTGCTACTGACCCTTTCGTATTAATGCAAATGCAATCAGACGAATCTCTTGGACAAGACGACCTTGGCAAGAACTGTGCTGTTGTGCAAACTGCAGGAAGTACAGCAATAGGTACAAGTAAAAACGCAGTCGATGGTAGTACAGCAAATACCACCAACACACTACCACTTAAAGTCGTTGACTTTGTAGATGGACCAGATAGTGAAGTTGGTGATAGTTATACTGATGTACTAGTAATGTTTAATGTTGGACACCAGTTGTTAAATACAACAGGTATAGGTTAAGGAGTAAATTATGGCAGCTATTTCAAGAGCTAACGAGTTAAAACAACTCTTACCTGGTCTTAACGCATTATTCGGAGAAGAATATAATCGTTATGAAAACGAGCACGAAGAAATCTATGTAACTGAAAATTCTGAAAGAAGTTTTGAAGAAGAATTGAAGTTATCTGGTTTTGGAGCAGCTCCAGTCAAAGATGAAGGTTCAGCTATCAATTATGATACTGCACAAGAATCTTTTGTCGCTAGATATACGCATGAAACTATTGGTTTAGGATTCAGCATTACAGAAGAAGCTATGGAGGATAACCTCTATGTATCTGTATCAGCTAGATATACTAAAGCATTGGCTCGTGCAATGTCATATACAAAACAAGTTAAAGCAGCTTATCCATTAAACAATGGATTCTCAACTGCCTTTTCTTCAGGTGATGGTGTTGCTTTATTCAGCACAGCTCACCCACTTGTAAATGGTGGCACCAATAGTAATAGACCATCAACAGGAGCAGATTTAAATGAAACATCTTTAGAAGATGCAATCATCCAAATCGGCAAATGGACTGATGAAAGAGGTCTAAAAATTGCAGCAAAAGCTAGGAAGCTTATTATTCCTTCTGACTTGCAGTTTGTAGCAACTAGATTGTTACAAAGTGACTACAGAGTAGGAACTGCTGACAATGACATAAATGCAGTGAAAACTAATGGAGTGATTCCAGAAGGTTATTCAGTTAATCATTATTTAACTGATACTAATGCTTTCTTTATCACTACTGATGTTCCAGATGGAATGAAGCATTTTGTTAGAGCTCCTATGACTACTACTATGGATGGAGACTTCGATACTGGTAATGTTAGATATAAAGCGAGAGAAAGATATTCTTTCGGTGTATCTGACCCACTAGGTATCTTTGGTTCACCAGGTAGTTCGTAAGAACTGTTAAGGGGAGCATACGCTCCCCTTTTTTTTGTGTTATATTATTAAATCTAGGATTATTAACTTGTTCTACAGACTGACCTAGCAGACAAGCCAAGACAGTAGAACCTATTTCCCAGGAGGAAATTATGGCAAAGACGACATTTTCAGGTCCAATACAATCTTTAGCAGGATTCATTTCAGCAGGTAACGCTAACGTAGTTAGTTTAACTGCAGATACTTCACTAACAGTAGCAGCTCATGCAGGTAAAATATTAACCTGTAATGATGCTGATGGTAAATTTACTTTACCAAGCATAGTAGCAACAGCTCCAGGTGAAGATAACGACCCAAATCAAACAAACAATTTAGGAGCTACTTTTACTTTTGTAGTAGAAACAGCAGCTACCGATATGGATATTCTTACAGATGGTACAGATAAATTCGTAGGCGGTTTATATACTGGTGTTACTGATGCAACAGGTAAAACTTTTATTTCTGGTGCATCTAATGATGTCATTACATTAAATGGCTCAACTAAAGGTGGACTAGCAGGTAGTATTATTAAAGTAACTGCAGTAGGTAGTGCTAAATACGCAGTAGAAGGAATCATTTTAGGTTCAGGCACTTTAGTAACTCCATTTGCTGACGCTTAATAGGAGTAACTTATGGCTGATGCAGTAACAACACAAACCATAATTGATGGTGAAAGAAATTGTGTTATGAAGTTTACAAATGTCAGCGATGGCACAGGAGAATCCGCAGTAGCCAAGGTAGATGTATCTGCTTTGGCTTCTAATGCAGCAGGTGTAGCCTGTTCAGAAGTTAGAGTTATGCGAATTAGCCATGCTATCGTAGGTATGTCTGTTCAATTATTTTTAGATGCTACTGCTAATGTTTTATTAGTAGAGCTTGCTGAGAGTAGTAATGGACATATGGATTTTAAAGACTTTGGTGGTTTACCAAATAACACAGGTAGTGGTAAAACAGGAGACATCTTATTTACTACTAAAGGACACTCTTCAGGAGATACTTACTCTATTACTTTAGAAATGGTTAAAGTATATTCTGACTAATAGGAATTAATTATGGCTAATAAAAATTATGTAATATCAGAAACTGGTGAATTTCCAGCACAATATAAAGTTTTAAAATTAGATGAGGATGGAATCTATAGACCTATATTTGGTCCAGACCCAGACTTAGAAGATGCAGAACGTAAATGTGCTGAGATGAATGGTGAAAGAGCAAGAAATGACAAAGGTCAGCTTGTTGCTGATGACCCATCTACTCCAGATGTTAATGAAGCTTATGTTGGCGGCAAGAAGCCAACTAAGAAAAAAACAACTAAAAAAACTACAGCTAAGAAAAAAACTGTAGCTAAAAAATAAAGGTACTTATTATGAAAAAATCTAAATATATGTCTAATGGCGGTAAAACTGGCATGGTAGAAGTTGGTAAAGCTTCTAAAGTCGAACAACACAAAGATTATGTAAAAAGAATGTTTGGTGGCGGCAATACTAGTGAACCAGCTATGAAAAAGAAAAGGTCTAAAGGTATGGCTAGAGGAGGAAAATCATAATGAAAGCTAGAAAAAACTTTGAAGCTGGTGGCGGTACAAAAATTGATAGCGACCCAGAATATAAAAGACTAAAACATAATGTTATTGTTGCTAAAGAAGAAAGAGACAAAACAAGTGTTTTAGGAGGTCGAACTGCTCAAGGACCTAGAGGTGCTATAGGTTCAGGTAAAAATATACCTTACTGGAAAGCTAAACGTGAATTAAAAAAGTTTGTAAAAGAAAATAAAGCAACTTTACGAGAAAAAGCCGAAGGTACAACAAAAAGATATTAATTAAATATTATGCCAATAAGAAAACAGGCTTCAATGCCTGCTAGAAATAAGAAGAACTTTCGTTCTACTAAATCTGGTGCTGGTATGACTAAAGCTGGGGTTAAAGCTTATAGAAGATTAAACCCTGGCTCTAAGTTAAAAACAGCAGTTACAGGTAAAGTAAAGAAAGGTAGTAAAGCTGCTAAACGCAGAAAATCTTATTGTGCAAGGTCAGCAGGACAATTAAAAAATAGTTCAGCTAAAACTAGAAACGACCCTAATTCAAGAATTAGACAGGCTCGTAGAAGGTGGAAGTGTTAATTAGGAATAAATAATGGCAACAAGTGGAACAACAGCATTTACATTAGATTTAGCTGATATCATGGAAGAAGCCTATGATTTGTGCGGTAGTGAGCTTCGTTCAGGCTATGACTATAAAGGTGCTAAAAGAGCATTAAATCTTATATTTTTAGAATGGCAAAATAAAGGATTAAACCTGTGGACAATAGAACAAGCTTCTACAACTTTAGTTGCTGGCACAAATAGCTATACTATTGAATCAAGTGCATTAGAAGTAGTTGATGCTTTTATAAGAACTGATGCAGGTAATACTTCAAATCAATTTGACCAAAGATTAAATAGAATATCTAGAACTCAATATAATCATCAAGCTAGCAAACTGCTGCAATCTAAACCAACACAGTTCTATGTAGATAAGGGCACTAGCTCTAATAAAATTGTTTTATGGGCAACTCCTGATTCTGCTGAAACTTATACTTTGGTATATGATTATATTAAAAGATTAGATGATGCTGGTGCAGTAGCAAGTAATAATGCTGATGTACCTAGTAGATATCTTCCATGCTTAACATATGCATTAGCTTATAACTTAGCTTGCAAAATGCCAGAAGCACAAAATAGAGTTCCGATGATTAAACAAAGGTATGATGAACTTTGGAATGATGTAAGTGATGCTGATAGAGAAAGAGCATCTGTTAAGTTCGTACCTGATATGCAAGCTTATAGATAATGTATGCTGCAGGAAAGAAAGCTTTAGGTGATTGTGATAGATGTGGTTTTACTTATAAGCTAAACGATTTACAATATGAAATACAAGATAGTATTCGTAATGGATTAAGAGTATGTAATAGTTGTTTTGATGTTGACCATCCTCAATATAAATTAGGTGAGGTAGATACAGCAGACAATGAATCATTATTTAATCCAAGACCAGATAGAGGAAGAAAAGAATCAACTTCTTACTATGGATTTAATCCAGTTGCAGGTACAGGAATATTATCTAGTGCTGAAGTAGGAACAGTAACAGTGAGTACAGAATAATGGCTTGGACATATACAACATTAAAAA